TGAAAACGCTTTATCACTTGACGAATTGATGACGTCTTCTCACCTACTGTGATTGCGCCACCGATATAATTTGTGCCTGCTTCCGATTTTGATGTTAACGGAGCAGTTACAGCACCAGAAGCTTGTACAACTTCCATTGGAGCCATAAGACCTTCAGATTCACCAACTTGAGCTGTTGCCTTTAACAATTTAGTTAGAGGGGAAACAGTTGGAGCGGGTGGTGGAGGGAAAGTCACATCACTTGGATATATCGATGGTAAACGCGGTATAGATAATTCAAAATCAGCTGCAGCGCCAACTTCAGTTAAAACCTCGATTGAACCTTGAACGGTACTAACAGCACGTAACTCGTTCAACACGACCATATAAATATTGCCAGTGCTGAAGAAATTAGTACGTGCTGTACCGGGGAAAGCATTATCGACGAGTAACCATTGTTGGATAGCTACAAAAGGAACATTGAACTCTACATCGGTATCTGAACGCAAATCAACAATAGTTGAGTAATTAGCATCAATATCGAAATTTGAAGGGAGGGATGTACCAGCAGAATTATCGCCAGGCACATATATTATTCTAACTCTACCGGAATGAAATTTAGTTTTAACAAATTTAAATGTAAAATTAATTCCACCTCTCCATTGCCTGAATGCAGCCGAAGTATAAGCTAAGGTTGTAGGGGCATACTGAGTGGCGGATATAGTATGACGGTAAAAGTTTGGGGTGATGGGCGCGCTGAACAACACTGCACCCGCTGCAGTTGTTGTAGACCAATTGAATCTGGTGTAATACGACGGAGTACGTGCGACATGAGAGAGTGACATCTCATCAATATTCGTACGAAAAAGCGAAGCATCAGTTTCGAGTGAATTGGTAGACAACAAAGACAACATGTGCGATGTATCAACGCCGTCAGAATTTGCCATAAAACGTGTAGTAGAAAGTTTCGTCACGTGAGGCGCTTCAATTGAAGTCGGTTTAGACCAACCAAATTGACGCGCGACGTCTGCGATACCTTTCGAAATCCACAACGCTGGTTGAGCAAATTGAGATATGCCTGGAATATCGGTGACTGCACCTAAAGCAGTAGATATAGCGGAGGCGGTAGAGGTAACAATACCTGCACCACCGGCTTCTTCTACAGCTTCTGAACCAATCTGAGCAGTTGCAGTCAAAGGTAAACCAGTAGGGTACCTAAGTTGTATATTTTTAAAATTCATAAAAATAGTATAGTCTACTGTACCAGTTCCAGAAACATCACTCAAAGGAGAGTAAACAGCTAACTGGAAACGGCCCATTGATCCAATACCATTAGTTAATTCAGAAAAAGAATAAGGACTAATATACGGCACACACATAGTAGCCTCAGTGCAGGTTGATAAATCAAGATCTACATGAGGAGAACCAGTGATAGCAGGTAAAAATTTAACGTTACTTGCTGCAGAAGTTGTTGAGGAAGAATAATATTGTTGTTTATTACCAAGGTAACGATAACCAGGTATCCAACTCAATAGTAAACGGCCAGCTTGAAAGGGTTGAGAATTAACTTGTACCCTAATCATGCAATCGGCACGAAAACCATAAAAGCGATCAACCTTAGTTTTATACAT